GGTGTTCACCTTGTAGCCGAGGGCCCGAGCTTCGGCGACGCTGACGAGTCTTCCGCCAGTGCGAGCGGCTTCGGCGGGGGCATCGACAGCGAGCACCGGCTCTGCGTTGGTAATGCTCAGCACTAGATTCCTGAGCTTCTCGTTCTCGTACGTGCCCAAGGCATCGATCTTTCCCGGGGCGTACTTTTCGGCCGCCTCTGGCTGGCTTCGACGAATGAGCTCTGCTCGCGCTGTGTCCAGCGTATCGTTCACCCGCTGGCCGCTCATGAGGTTCGTGTCGGACGCGAGCGCTGCTGCAGTCTCCGACTGCATGCGCGCAGTTGCCTCGGCTTGCTCTTTGACGGCTTGGTTGACGATGTTCGGCACCACGTCGGTTGCGGCGTACTCGACGGGATTACCCATGCGAGGCGCGATGCCCTTTTCCGGATCGCCAGCACGAAAGCGTTCGAGGATTTCGCGCACCTGCTCCGATGGTTCGAGGCCCGACTTGTAGCTGGTCGTCATACCAGCGGCTTCGAGCTGCGGCAGCTCTTTGCCTAGCGGGTTCGTCGGTGTACGGATGTAGTTTCTATAGGCCAGCGCGGCGTCGGAAAGCAGCTCACCAACACCACCACCGAACGCTCCCGCCAGCCCGGTGCCAAGCAATCGGCCTGGTAGTTGCCTGATGGATGTCGGATTGGTGTCATGCCCACCGATGGCGTCAGCACCAAGTTCGCCTAGTGTATTAGCGAGCACTTCGGCATCGGCGCCGACTGCTCCAGACAGTGCTGAGGTCGCGTAACGACCAAGCGCGCCACCAGGCAATAGAGGCTTCAAGACATTGCCTGCTTTGGCGGCTATGCCAGCAGGCAGCGATCCCTTGCGCGTTGCGCCGACGATATTTCCGGCGGCGGCGGCCCATGGTGAACGCTCAGAGCGCTCACGTGTTTGAGCTACTTCGTCTTGCCCGAACAATCGATCGGTGAGGGCTTCCCCAACCTCCGCTGTTGGCCCAGCGTAGCCTCTAGCCACGCCTTCTATGAACGCGGCTGCTGTATCCGAAGATTCCATCAGATAGTTCTGTACTGCCTCCCAGCCCTTCTCCCGAGTGTAACTCGCGCGGGTGATTGACCGGTCTGCCGCTACCGCGTCTTCGTAGGCTTTCTTCCACTGCGCATCCTGGTATATCTCGTAGGCGCGGTTGTAAGCCGTCGACCCTCGCAGCCAGTTTTGGCTTTGTAGTTTGGGCCCCATTTCGGCCTCGAACCGCTCTTGTGACGGCTCGAAGTACATCGAGGTAGAGCCTCCGGTGAGCGGGTCCATCGCCATGTTCTTCGCGAGCACGGCGAGCGGGTTCTCCGACTTGGATGCGTACTCGGTTGGTGTCGCGAACTTCTTCAGCCCGGAGGCGTTCGGCAGCGAGAGGTCGAGGTTATCATCCAGCTCATATGCTGGCGGCGTGGTGAAGTTGGGCGTCGGCTCGATGAGTGGCGGCGCTAGCAGTCGCGTCTCGTCTTCCTCCGACAATCCTGCGCCCGGATCGGGAGGCAAGTACGTGCGCGCCACTCGTGGCGTTTGCGTCGCGGGCGCTTGACTCGGCGGCTTTGGCGCCTGCGTCTCGATGAACTGCCCGAGCTTCGAGTCTCCGCTGAGCGATGCGCCAGTCCCCGTCGACTCCGATTGCGCAATGGCTTCAGCAGGCGAAGCGGGGCGCTGCGCGTCTTCGTACTCGCGCATGCGCGCACGAACAGTTTCCCTGTGTTCTGGTGGGATCTGATCCCAGGAGCTTTTTGCGAGGTTGTACTCCTCTTCGGTGTACTTCATTGGTTACCTGTACAAGCTGCTCAGGTCTGGCTTCGCCGGAGCGCCTGGCGGAGCCTTCGGAGCGGGCGCTGCTGCTTTGGGAGCCGCCGGAGCAGCTGGCTTCGGGGCTGGAGCTGGAGCTGGAGCTGCGGCCTTCGGAGCGGGGGCCCTAGGCGCCGTGGCGCGAGGTGGCGGAGTCGCCTGCGGCTGGTCTTCGGTGGGTACGTATCTGCTGGAGACGGGGAACTCGTACATCCGCCTGTAAACGTAGTCGCCAGCCTGTTTCTGCACGTCCGGCCCGAAGTCAGCCGTCGCGTCCTGGGCTCCGCTTGCGGCTTGGATGGCGATGTCCTTCCTGTGCTTCAGGATGTTCGCGCGCTCGCTCCGGATGTACTGCTGGAATTGGCGCACGTAGCGATCGGTAAGCTTTCCGCCGTTCGTCCACAGGGCAATTTTGTTCGCCATCTCGTCCCACTTGCCGGCGGACGCGGTGATGCCTTCTTGCTCAGAGCCGCGGGATTGTTTGCCGCTCAATGCGAGCAGTTCCAGCATTTGAGTGACGCGCTCACCCGTTGGATTTCCCTCGTTGAGCAGGTGCTCCATTCTGCCGAACGTCGTGTCGAGTTCATTGAGCGCCGCGAATTTATTGCCCTTGCGCTCCGACTCGATGATCTTTTCCACTTGCTCGCGCCATTTGTCGCTGCGTGCATTGTCGTATTTTTCCCGAGGGGGCACAGCGTTAGCCCGGTTGGCCCCTGCCGCTAGGATGTGGTTGTGGCTGACATCACGCTTCACCACGTTGCCGACGTTGTGGTCCCAGCGCTCGGACATGAGTTTTTGGATGTCGTCGATCGACGTATGACCGACCAACGAACGCCCCCATTGGGCGACCCCGCGGGCAATCGCCCTCTCGGCTTCGTTAGCCGAAGTAGCGAGCAGCGATTTCTCGAGGTTGTCCACGATGGCGTTGTCGTGCGGGGCCGTCGAGACGAGCGGGATTCTCGATCCATCCGGCATCACGAAGTGCATCGGTTGGTTGAAGTCGATCGGCTTCTGGTTCGCCAGCTTGCTGATGCCAGGCAGCACGTGGCGCACACCCGGCTTCATGCCGTAGGGCGCGTTCACTTTAGGCGGAGCATCTGGTAGCGGGCCGAGCGGGCCGGTTTCCTTGGCGCGTGGCTCTGCTGCTGATGGGCGCATGCCTGATTTTGGCGGGGTGAACGTGTCGCCCTGCCAAGTGCCGCCGTCGCCCTTCGAGTACTGGCTCTCGTTGCTGAACGTCTCGTGCCCGTGCTGCTTGAAGGTGTCCGGGAAGTGCCCCTCAGCACCGGGCTCGCGACCGACGCCAGCCTTGAACGCGCCTCGATAGTCGTAGTGGCTATCCGGGTGGTCGAGGTCGTGGATGTTGTTTGCGCGGAGCCACTGCTCGAACGCGGCCTGCTCTTCGGGTGCTAGCTGAGTCGTCTCGGGCGTCGAAGCGGTCGCAACCGGGCCGAACGCCGCGACCGAAGTCGGCGCCACGGGCGCGCGCAAGAGCGCGCCACCAGGGATGAGCCCGCGGGGTCCCGCGTCGGTCATTGCGACCTCGGCCCGCCTAGCAAAGCGTCGCCAGGACTGACCAGCGTGTCGGATTCTGCCGCGCGCCTTCGTAGGCTTTTGCCTGGGATTAGGCTCTTCGTGAATGGAAGGGATGGCAAGCCAGCGTCCTTCCGCCTGTTGTCTTCAGCGATGTAGGCGTTCAGAATCTGTGTATCGGTCGGAAATACCTTATCGAGCCCTGCCTCCAAACCAGCCTGGTCGAAGGGAGCTGGAAAGGTATCGTCCACCGACTCTGGCGCTGGCCAGCGCCACTCAGGGCCAGCAGGCGCCGCGCGCGGAGGCATGGAAGGGGGCGGTTGCTTGCCCTCGATCCACGACATGTCCTGGGTCTTCTTGAGGACGGGGATGCCGTCGTCGGCGGGCGACGGACGCGCCCCAGGCGGTTGCGCTCCAGAAGGCCCAGGGAAGCTCGCCGATGGTGGCGGCGATCTAAACATCATGGTGTTGCTTGGCGGCGCGGCGCTGGGTGGCGGCGAGCCAGTGGGCATATCCGGGAAGCGCCCAGGCGTGCCGGCTTGGGGCCCTGGCGCTCCGGCGTCAGGGAACCTCCCGGTGGGCGGCGGCGGTCCGGGGCGTGGGCCAACCGGCGTGCGGTCTATTGGGGGAGCAGCTGGGGGAGCAGCTGAAGGAGCTGGCGGCGGAGCCACCAATGACTCATCGGCCCCCATGTCCAGGTTGACGCCACGCTTTTCCAGCTCCTTCGCGTAGTAACCGAACGTGGTCTCATCTTTGTCTTTGTGCGCCTTCTGAGCAGCCGCGACCAACAGCCGCGTCTCTTCGTCACGCTTTCGCTCGTCCTCAGCTGTGGTCGACCGACCCAAACGCGCTTCACCGGCTTCGTTCACGGCCGCGTTGCGCTTGCTGATTTCGTTCGAGCGCCGGTCGCGCAATGCCTGCTGCTTGCGGTCGATCGCCTTGAAGGCGTTCTCCTTGTCGTTTTCGGTAGCGCGTGCCGTCTGCGCAGCGCGATTCTGCATCGCTTGGCTGAGCATCTGCGCGTACTGCGGGTCTTCCTTGCCTGCCTTCGGATCGAGCGCGACCGTGGGCATGCTGGCGAAGTAGCTCGGGTTGACTCCTTTGATGGCCATCAGTTTGCCTGTACCCCGGCGCGCGTGTTGGCGTCGGCGTTCCGCTTGTTGGCGTCTTCGTTCGCGTTGTAGTTGAAGTAGTTGGTGCCGAACTGTTTGGCGCTGTCCATAACCGATGCCGTGTGCGACGCTGCGGCGTTGGCGTCGGCGTTGGCGCCACTCACCTGATCGGCCGCGTTGCCCATCGTCACGTTGTTCGCCGCGTCGGTCGCTTCTCCCACGCCAGTGATGGCCTTGTCGGTGGCGTCCGTGTAGTTGCTAGCCTTGGCGTTCGCGACCTTGAAGTTGTTGTCGAAATTCAACTGGTTGCGGTCTTGGCCTGCGTCTTGCGACTTGAAGGCCATGTCAGACAGGCCCTTGGTCCACTCGAAGTTGAGCGCATTCGCTCGCGCGTCGGTGGCGTCAGCACTGCCGGCTAGGTTGCCCTCAGCAGCGTAGCGGTCGAGCCCGTACTGCGCCGTGTCTTTGGCTTGCTGAGCGCGGAGCGCCACCTCGGCTGCGCCGATTTGACCGGTCGCATTGCTCGAACCGTACGAGCCGCGCGACGACATGGCGTTATCGATCTTAGCCGACGCGAGCTTGCTCGCGTAGTCGTAGTACGGCGACATGTCCTGCGGCTGCGACGCGCGGAAACTGTCGAGCGTGTTCTGGGACTCGTTGCTGACGGTGGGTACGCCAGCCTCCGAGAAGTGCTGGATGATCGAATCGGTGAAGCTCTCGCCCTTGCCCTCTTTGGTGAGGTCGATGCCGCTCGATGCGAACGGCGTGGCGCTGCTGTTGACCACCTGGGCAGGCGCCACGGCGTCTGGCTTCTTCTGTGCCTTGTGTTGCTCCTGCCACGCTTTCTTGGCCAGCTCGTTCTGCTTGGCGATGTTGTTGCGGCGCGCCCATTGGTCGCGCTGCGGATCGCCCGGCGCGTAAGGGTTGTCGCTGTCCGGCTTCGGCGGGTCCATTCCCGGGACGTAGGCGCCTTGGCCGGGCGCGATGCCGCCCGAGCTCGTGCCCACCATCTGCTGGTACGCGGCGATTTGCTGCTGCGTCGGGAGCGGGTAGCCTTGGTCGTCGTACTGCACCTGGCCGTTGTCCGGGTGCTCCTTCGCCCACTGCTGGCCCTTGGCGCTGCCCGCCGGGTAGGGATTGATGTTGCCCCCGAGCGGCACTGGCGCGGTCGAGGTCGACTGCGGGGGCCCGAAGTCGATCGGACCCTGCGCGATCGGGCCTCCCTTCTGCCCGTTGATGCTTGGGTCGGGAAGCGTCACTTGGCCCTCGGCATGTAGCTGAAGGTTTGGGGCGTGTTCTGGCTAGGCATCGGCGTCCCGGGCGCGTAGGTGGGCGACGTGCTCTTGATGTTCACGTCCTTCATGCCTTCGGCTTTGATAGGAGACGTGTACACGCCGCCCGCGATGTCGGGCGCGCCCTGGCCACCGTTCATCGAGTTCAGCATGTCGCTGTTCACGTCGTAGAAGCTGTTGGCGCCCGCCGCCTGCTTCATGTACGCCTCGTTCACGGTGTCGCGGTAGCTCATGTACTGGTCGGCGATCTTTTTGGCGAGCGCTTCCTTTTCCGCGCGCGCCTTGTCGACCTCCTCGCCGTTGTCGCTGCCGAAGAAGCCAACGAGACCACCGAGGGCGCCGCCGATGGCCGTACCCCAGCCGGGCATGATGGCGGTCCCAGCAGCTGCTCCGGATGCCGCGCCGCCTAGTGTGCTTTGTGCCCTTTTGTCCATTTGCTTCCTCAGCTGGCTAAGATGTCAAACTCTTCGGTCACCTTCACGAGCTCCAGCGGCTCGGTGCCTGAAAACTCGAAACGCCACTGTCGGCGCCGGTAGGCCCCGAGTGAGCGCAATTCTACCACGGGATGCGTGTCGCCCTGTGCGCCCAGGTCGATCGCCAACGGGGGGCCGTAGGGGCCTGGCTGGTCACGCCAGCTGATGTAGGCGACGGGGCCCACGGCGCTCGTGGTCTGCCCGCGACGCATCGCCACGCGCACGCAGCGGCAGTGCTTCTTTTCGTCCGTTCCCCGGTCCAAATAGCCCGTTTCCACACGCGCGTTGATGGGCTCGCCGTAGTCCGTCGTGGCGTCGAGCGAAAGGCGCCCAATGCGTCCCGAGCTGTCGCCCACGAGGTTCGCGCCATTGATGGGCGAAATCTTCGAGCACGTCACCGGGAACGGCGCCCAGTTGCCATTCTTCCAGCTGAGCCACTCGGCCCAACCGCTGCCCTTCTGGAACGAGAAGGTGCGGCCGTCCTGCCCGAACCGCCAGGTCATGTTGTCCAGCATGCCGACCACGACGCGGTAGCCGTAGCAGTCGCCGACGACGGGCATGTCGTCGATGGTCTTTTGGATCGGATCGCTGATGACCTGCTCGCTGCGCCCGTCGCTCATCACGAAACGGCGCAAGTCGTCGAGCCAGAAGAACATCTGGTTGACCTTCACGATGCTGTAGGGCGCCGTGCAGCCGAGCTCTTTGGTCACGCTCGGCGACCAGCCAGCGGGGATGCCGGTGTCGCTCACGAATGGGTCCGGCGCGAAGAGCTGCACGCTTTTGGTGCCGAAGCAGAACACCTCGTTCGTGTTCTCGTAGACGGCGAGCACCGGGTCGGGATTGGCCTCCGCACTGAAGTGCCCAGCGCCACCAATGACGACGCCTTCGGTCCACACTTCGAGCCCAGCAAAGGACGAGTTGCCGTTCGCGATGCCGCTGAAGCGTACGATCGACTTGTCGAACGTGTTGTTGTAGTTGACGTTCGCGATGTTGCCGAGCAAGCGCGAGCTGTTGGCCGCTACGTGTGAAGCGTAGGGCGGCTCGTCTTTGATGCGGCTCGACGTGTCGTCGGCGAGCACGATTTTCTGCATCTTGTCGCCGCCCGCTATCGCAAGGATGAGCTGCGTTTCGGCGAACACTGGGCGAAGCAGGCCCGACAGGTTCGAGTCGCTGAGCGCTGTACCGAGTAGCGTCGGGATGCTCGTCACGCGGTAGATGTTGCGGTTGCCCGGCGTGCTCCCGATGGCGTACAGCTTGCCGTCGATGGTCGCGTAGATGCCGCTGAGCCCCGTGGGGTCGATGACGCCGTTGTAGATGCCTGGCACGGCCTGCAGGCCCGGACGACGGCGGATAGCGCCCGTGTCGTCCACGATGACGTTAATGGCGAAGCCCGGCGCCCCGGCGAGCTCTTGCTGGCCGGTGGCTTGGCGATTGGAGAAATTGATCTCCGCTTGCGCCATTAGTTGTCCACAATCGTGGCAGTCACCACCCACACACCGATGGTCGCCGGGGGTGCGGGCATGAACATGAACTGGTAGAGCCCTCGGGCGCCAATTGGGATGGCCGCAAGCCCACCCGCCGGCAGCTTAATTCCAGCGCCGAATGTTGGGGTAAACGGTGCCCCTGTATCGTTGGCGATCATCAAATAGAACGGGTCGCCGAACATGCCGAGTTCAAACGTGATGGTTTGCACCACGTTTGTCGTTCGACTGAGCGCAGCTACTCCGAACATTCTTGCATCCAAGATGAGAGCTGCCGTGTTGTTCACGAGGTACGCCGTGCGGTACAGGCGCGAACCGTGGGACCTGGGACCCAGATCGGCGCCGACGGCAACGGTGCCATCGCCGCTATCGTTACGATAGGCAGTCATCATCCCGGTGAGCGTGTCACCGAACGAGTTGCCCGATTCGTAGAGCGGCGGAGCGTTGTTTGACCTAAAAGCAGCGACCACTGCTGGCCCATTCTTGAAGTTGCAATTGACGCATTTGGTTACGGCAAACGTCGTTGGTGGGAAGTTCTCGATGTAGGCGAAAGTTCCAGAAGTCAGCGCTGATGCATCGAACCTACACCCGTCGATCAGTGTGCCGCTTCCGGCAGAGATCCAGGGCCCGCTGTGTCCACCCGTGAACAAACCCTTGAAATCGCAGTCGCGAAACGTCACGCGGCCGTCGAACGTTTGTGCGATCGTATTGGCTGCGGCCTGGAAGAACGAGCAGCGGTTGAACACGATGAGCGAATCGAGCGTCGTGTTGCCGCAGATAGTGAGAGTCCCTTTCGTGAATGCGTCATTGCCGAACAGGCAATCCTCGAAGACGACACGCGCCCCGATGCCGCTCACGAGGGCCTGGGCCTGCGTCGACACGGTATTGATGCTGCCGAACCAAAGGCTTCGAACGGTGCGCGTGCCTCCGCTCTCGGAGCCGGTGAAGCTCACGTTGGTCAAACCGTCGATGGCGATCTTGCTCGCTGGAGCTCCACTGCCCAGTAAACAAACATTGACCGGGACTACGATCGCGGTCGTATGCCGGTACACACCCGGCGGGAAGAATACCGTTCCGCCCGCTACTGCCGCCGCAGCGATCGCGGCCGCGATCGCCGCTCCGTCGTCCGCCACGCCATTACCGAGCGCGCCGAAGCTCTTCACGTTGAAGTAGAGCCCGGCGAAGCTGCTCAGCGCATCACCGATGGTGACCGGCAATCCGCCGACGAGTACCTTCCAATCGATGGCGCCCGCGTTCGTCTTCCACAGATCGAGCACGCTTGCGAGGTTCGTGGGCTTGAACGGCCCCACCGTGCCGTCGCGGTAGTCGGTGCCGGTGAACGACTGGCTGATGACTTCGACGGCTGCCGCGTAGTCGCCTGCCACGAACTGCCGCACGAGCACGCCGTTCGAGTCGTGCACGAGCACGTCCACCAGCTCTTCGACGTACAGCGTAGTACTACCGAACGAGTCGAGCGGGATGGGCTGCGCGCTGTACTGTTGCGAGGCCGCGAAGTCTCGGTAGTAGACGGCATGCGTAGACGTGCCGCGTTCGAGCAGCTCCACCGAGCCGATTTCTGCGCCTCGAATACCAGCGACGAGCGGATTGACTAGGTGCATGCGTTCACCACTGAACCCGGCTGCCGCCGGTCGCGAGCTGGATGTTGATGCGCCCGGTCGTGGCTGGCAGCAGCGTCACGTCAGCGCCGAGCAAGAGGCTGATGTTCTCCATCACCACTAGGCTGATGGCCGTGCCGAGCGTCAGGTCGACGGCTGCGTAATTCGAGAAGCCGTAGGGGCCAGAAGAGATGACGGTATCCTTCATGGTGAAGCCCGTGATGTTCGAGCCGGCAAAGGTCGAGATGGCCATCTTCGGCTGAGCAGCGGTGGACGACGCTACCGAGATGAACGTCGAGTTCTCGATGCGCGCGCGTGAGCTCTGGAGCGCGACGGCTGCTGACTGGTCGTTCGCGCCACACTCGAAGTAGCAACCTTTGATGAGGAAGTCGACATCGACGACATTCACCTTCGGGTTGACGTTGGCGAGCATCGTCTTCGGGAAGTAGATGTTTCGGATCTCACAATTCGGAGCTCCGATTTGCAGCAGGTTCAAGGCAGGCATGTTCTGGTTGAACGTGACAGCAGGCTTACCGTCTACTGTGCCTTCACCCACCAACGTGAGACGCTTGAGCAGCGTTTGCGTGAGCGTGAGCGTTTGCGTGTGCCCTGGCAAAAAGACGATGATGTCGCCGTCGACTGCGTTGGTCACCGCTTGGAGCATCGTAGCGAGCGGCTTCTCGCGGTTCTGTCCGGCAGGCGCCACGGCATCGGTGCCGATGATCGAGCTCACGTACCAGACGTTGCCGCTCGTTTGCAGGGGCTTGCAGGTGTCGAGGAAGTCCCCCGGCGGGTAGCCTCCGATGCCGTTGGGGTAGTATTGGATGCTCATCGATAGCTCTTTCGCCACGCCGTGCGGTGGCTGATGGAAGCTTGCACGTTCACGCTCGGCTTCGAGTAGCCCTTGCAGATGTCCTTCTTCGCGGCTGCTAGGCTGTCGAGGTAGCCCACGCGATCGAGCGCCATGGAGTTGTCGATGGCGAGGCGACCAGCGAGGGCGTACACGAAGTACTCATCCCAGTAGCGCTCGAAGGGCAGGGTCATGCCGCCGTTCACCACGTCGGGGCGGAGGTTGTGGAAGTTGAACCGGATGCGGCCACCGTCCTCGGTTTTCGATGGGGTCGGCCACAAGTAGAGCGTGGCGAGCGGCGCTTCACGCGCGAAGTAGTAGATGGTCGGGCGCGACGCCGCGCTCTTGCTGCTGAGGTTCTGGTAGGTGTCGCGGTCCTTTTTGATGACGGGTGTTTCGCTCGATGCTTGGAACGGAACCTGGCTGACGGTTGGATCGATGTACGCGCCGTTGCCCACGCAATCGATCACGGTCTCGGGCAGGGTGTAGAGGTTCTGGCCGGCGACGAGCAGCACGTAGCCGGGTTGCACCGCACGCATGGCGATGCCTTCTGCCTGAAGGCCCGTGACGATGGTGCTGAGGATTTGGCGCGCGACGCCGCCCTGCACGATGGTGGGCGACTGCTGAGCGTTCAGGAGCCCAGAGCGGCGGTACGCCATGGCCACCACGTCGTCGATGGACGGCACGTACAGACTCGTGGGTGCTTCGATTTGTGCGTTAGGCAAAGGGGCCTCCTCCGTATCGTGCCAGGCCGTATGCCTCGATGGCCGCTATCTCGGCGGCGGTCGGGGGGCCGTTGGTCAGCAACACTTCCGCGATGACGCAATTGGCTGGGCTTACGCCGTTCAGGCCGCTGAATAGGCTAAAGCTCGGGGTGTCGCGCTGCCCTGCGCTCGGCATGGTTGTGCTGCCTACACCGACGACTAACCGATCGGTGCCGGTGACTCCGAACGTTAACTGAACGCGGACCCATGCGTTGGGGGTATACCCGAGCGGGCCACTCGCACCGCCATTGGTGAACATGAACAGCCGGTTTGAGTTGTTTTTGCGGAGCTCCACGCCAGCGCTGAGGATTGTGTCGGGCGAGATACCTCCCGGCTGCAAAATCATCCAACACCAGAGCGGTGCCCCTCCCGGAAAGGAGTCGCACTTCAGGGAGTTGAAACTCAAGCCTCGAACCGTCGGCAGGTCTCCGAGCGTGCCATCGGCT